GATGGCGGCCGCCACCCTGGCAACGTCCTATATAAGCAACCCGGCGGAGTGGTTCAAAACGTGGGTCACCGGCGGCGGGACCAACTCCGCGGGCGTGGCCGTGAACCGATCCACGGCGCTGACCCTCTCGGCCTGTTACGAGGCGCAAGATATTTTGGCCAGCGATGTGGCCAAGTTGCCGATCCACGTGATGCGCCGCCTGGACGAAGGCGGGAAGGAACGCTACCAGGATCATCCGGCCTATTATCTGATCCGCCGCAAACCGTGCGCGGAGCTGACCGCCTTCCACTTCGTCCGAACCTTGACGCACCACGCCTTGACGTTCGGCAATGGCTACGCCTACATCTATCGGGATTCCAACTACGCGCCCACAGAGATGGTGCCACTGGATCCAGAGACCACGTACCCCACGCGGATCGATGGCCAATTGTGGTACGTGACCCACGTCTGTGGCCAGCCGCGAAAACTACGTCCGGCCAACGTCCTACACATCCGCGGGATGGGATTCGATGGCCTAGTCGGCTATTCGATCATAAGCCTGGCCGCGGAATCGATCGGCCTAAGCCTGGCCGCGCAGAAATTCGGCGCCACCTTTTTCGGATCGGGATCCGTGGCGTCCGGTATTATCGAATACCCTGGCAAGATGAACGCCAGCGCCCGCGAAGCTAATCGTGAGATGTGGAACGACGTCCACGAAGGATTGAAAAAGTCCCACAAGATCGCCATCTTCGATCAGGGGATGAAGTTTACGCCGCTTACGATCCCGCCAGAACAGGCCCAATTCCTGGCCACCCGCGAATTCCAGGTCCGTGAGATCGCGCGGTGGTATAAGATGCCGCCGCATAAACTGGGCGAGAAGAACGCGGCCAGCCGCGCCACGCTAGAACAGGAAAACAGATCATATATCGAAGGGACCCTGGATCCCTGGCTGATCGCGTGGGAAAGTGAAATATGGGATAAGCTGCTGACCGAAGAAGAAAAGCGCGGCGATAAGATCCTGATCGAGTCCCACCGGCTGTCCTTATTAAAGGGCGATTCGCGCACGCGATACGCTAACTACCACCAGGCGCTGCTGGATGGATGGATGAACCGCGATCAGGTCCGCGATGCGGAGAGTATGAACCCACTTCCTGATGGCGCCGGCCAGGCCTATTTTATCCCGCTGAATATGGACACCACCGGCGACGATACCACCACCACGGACGAAGACCGCGAAGACGAAGCGGAGAAGGCGGCCGAAGCGAAGGCGGCCAGGCGGGCGCTGATCCTGGACACCGCGGGCCGCCTGGTCCGCTGGGAGATCTCCGCGATCGAGCGCCTAAAGAAGAAGGGCGTGGCGGACCTGGAAGACCAGGCCACGGAATTCTACTCGGCCCACCAGGCCAGGATCACCGCGGCGCTGATGCCGGTGATCGGTGCGCTGATGCCGAACGATCCAGAAGACGCGGCGGAGCTGGTGAACTTCGCCGCGGTGGCCTACGTCCGCCACAGCGAAGACGCCACCGTCCTGGCGGATATCCTGACCGATGCCGAACGGGACCAGTGGGAAGCCGCCGCGGCCGAAAAGCTGGCCGATTATTTTAGCGAGATCTAACCAACCACCGCCGGCCTGGCTGGCGCCCACTTCACGAAGGGATCCCACGATGAAGACCAAACCGAAAAGCGTCTCACCGATCACGTTCAAGGCGCTGGACGCCGGCGAAGCGGAGATCCTGATCTATGATGAGATCGATCCATTTTGGGGAACTGGCGCCAAGGACTTCGCCGAAGGCCTGAAGGCGCTCGGCGCTGTGACCACCATCCACGTCCGCATAAACTCCCCTGGCGGTGATGTTTTCGATGGGGTGGCGATCTATAACCAATTGGCGCAACACAGCGCCAAGGTGATCATCCACGTGGATGGCCTGGCCGCCTCGATCGCCAGCGTGATCGCTATGGCCGGTGATGAGATCCACCTGGCCGAGAATGCGCTGATGATGATCCACGATCCCTGGTCCTTTACCGGCGGAACCGCCGCGGACCTGCGCGCCATGGCCGATCTGCTGGACACGGTGGCCACCACTATCGTCACCACCTACGCGGCACGGACCGGCCGAGATGCCGAAGATATCCGCGCCATGATGGCGGCCGAAACGTGGATGGACGCCACCGAAGCGCTGGACCAGGGATTCGCGGACCTGATCACCGAAGCGAAGCGGATGGCGGCCCGATTCGACCCACAGGCCTTCGGGTTCAAGAACACGCCCACCGGTGCGGTGGATCCAGAAGAGACCACGGTGGACGTCACCGCCACCGAAGACGAACCCGAAGACGTCACCCTGGCCGAAGAGACGCCGGTGGACCTGTCCGCCCACGTGAACCGCCTACGCCTACTGGACCTGGCGGCCGAATAACCGCCGCCAACTCGGCCGGCCAGGTAGCTCGAGCGCGATCACCAGCTCCGCCACGTCTCGATCGAGATCCGCGCCCACCTACTCGGCCAGGTCCGCCACCTGGTCCGCATATCCCACCGGCCTGGCCGCCAGCTCCGCGGCCAAGCCCACCACCTGGTCCGCGATCGCGGTGGCCAGCTCGGCCAGGTGGATCCACGTCTCGATCGAGATCCGGCCCGCCAGGTCCAGCGGCGGCCGTGACGTAACTACGTCACCGGCCAGGCTGGCGGCCGGATCCGCGGGGATATCTTGCAACCTCACCAGGCCAGCGCCGCTGATGCGATCGCGGCCTGGACCACAAAACGAACCACCAGGCCGCGTGGAACGCTTAAGCGCCAGGCCGATCACATCCAACGGAGACGTGAGATCATGCCGAAGACCTTAAACCAAGACCAACTAAAGGCCTACCGCGAAGAAGCTGGCCAACTGCGGAACGAATTCCAGACGATCCTGGATCTCGGCGAGTCCGATAATCGCCAATTGACGGACGAAGAGACCGCCCGCCTGGAAGCGATCGAGAACCGCGTGGCCGAGATCAAAACCACGCTGGCGAATTCCGCACGCCTGGAAGCGATTAGCGGCGGCCTGGACCACGGCACACCACAGAACATCGGCCGCGATGGCGACCTGATCACCAGCGGCGGCGATGAAGTCCCGCGGGATCTCCACCGCACCGGCCCGCTGCGCGCCTTCACCGGCGAAGGCGCCGAACAGAACGCCTATCGGGCGGGTATGTTCCTGCTGGCCGTTTTGTCGGGATCCGACACCGCCCGCACCTATTGTGCCGATCGAGGGATCAGCCTGCGCAACCAGGCCGGCGGGACCAATTCGCTGGGCGGAGTCCTGGTGCCCACGGAGCTGGCCACCGCGATCATCGACCTGCGCGAAGCCTATGGCATTTTCCGCCAAGAAGCGCGGATCTGGCCGATGGCCAGTGATATGACGATCTTGCCACGGCGGACCGGTGGCGTGACCGCCTATTTCGTCGGCGAGAACACGGCCGCCACCGCCAGCGATAAAACCTGGGATGGCGTGGAACTGACCGCGCGAAAGCTCCAGGCGCTGGTCAAGTATCCAAGCGAACTGGCCGAAGACGCTGTGATCGCGCTGGCGGAAGATCTGGCCAACGAGATCGCCTACGCGATGGCGCTGAAGGAAGATCAGTGCGGATTCGTCGGCGACGGAACCAGCACGTATGGCGGGATCGTGGGCGTGGTGAACGCTGTTGAGGCGGGATCGATCAAGGGCGCCGCCACCGGAAACGATAGTTTTGAAACGCTGGACCTGGCGGACTTCGAAGGCGCGGTGGGCAAGTTGCCAGAATATGCCGAAGGGAACGCCAAGTGGTATATCAGCAAGGCCGGATACTGGGCTTCCATGGCGCGCCTGATGAACGCGGCCGGTGGCAATACCACGGAAACGCTGGCCGATGGAACACGCCAGAAGATGTTCCTGGGATATCCGGTGATCACCAGCCAGGTGATGAACTCCACCCTGGGGACCGATGCGTCCGCGCCGAAGGCGATCATCGGTGATCTACGCCAAGGGGCCACCGTGGGCGACCGCCGCGGATTCACGCTGGCCACCAGCGAACACAATGATTTCGAATCGGACCAGATCGCCATCCGTGGCAATCAGCGATTCGATATCAACGTCCACGAACGTGGCACGGGAACCGCCGCTGGTGCGCTGGTCCTGGTGAAGTCCGCCGCCTAAACCACGCGGAGATCTCGAGCGCAGCCGCTTTACCAACCAACCAACCCAACAATGGGGAAAAACCGTGAACCACGAACAGACCGAAAAGACCGTTATCGTCACCGCGCCCGCCGCGCTGATCGATGACGCGAGCGCCGCCACCACGGCGATCGACACCAAGGACTTCGATTACTGCACGATCGATGTGATCTTAGGCGCCACCGATATCGGGATCACCGTCCTGAAGGTGCAAGAGTCCGACGATGACGCGGTGGCCGATGCCTACGCGGACGTCACCGGCCTAGTGTTTGGCACGTCCACGGATATCGATGGATCACTAAGTGTTGTTCCATCCGCCACGGACGATAACAAGGTTTTCACCTTCGAAGTGGACCTACGCGGCCGTGAGCGATACCTGGACGTGGTGTGTACCGTGGACGATGGCACGGTGGGCGGATATGTCGCAATTATCGCGCGACTGTCCCGCGCCAAGGAGATGCCGATCACGTCCGCCGAACGCGGCCGCGATCAGATCTTGCGAGTCTAAAGGACTGGCCACAGGTCACCAGTGGCGGCCAGGTCCGCCGCTGGTGGCGTTTTATTCTGTCCCACCGTGAAGGAGTCCCACGCAATGGCCAAGGCCAAACGAAAGACCGCCACGAAGGCGGCCACGTCCACCAGGTCCGGCGAATATGGCGAATATATCGTCCGCCGTTCCTACTGTCGCAACCGTCCAGGATCGCGGATCCAACTGGACGCCACCACCGCCGCGCCCCTGGTCCGCGATGGGATCCTGGAACCGGCCGAAGCGAAGACCACCGAACAGGCCGCGGGAAACTAACCACCGCCAACGCGGCCACCTGGTGACCACCGCGGAGATCCTAACCGATGAACACGCTGATCGATCTTGGGACCGTCACCGGATCCGCGGAAGCGATCACCGTACCTGTCGCCCGCGCCCATTGCCACGTATTCCATAACGATGACGACCCCGATCTGGCGCGCCTGATCGTGGCGGCACGTGAACGCCTAGAGATCCAGGCCGATGGAAAGCGCGTCCGCGATCGATCCGTCCGTCTGCTATTGCCCAAGTTTCCAACCTGGTCCATCCGCCTGGAAGGGTCACCGCTGATCAGTGTATCGGCGATCAAGTACCTGGACGCGGACGGAGCCGAACAGACCATCACCGCATCCGAATACGTGGTGAGCCAGGCCACGCAACCAGGCCGCGTAGAACCGGCCTATGGCGAAAGCTGGCCCACCACGCGCGAACATCCAGAAGCGGTGCGGATCGAATACTCACTAGGGTATGGATCCGCGGCCGCGGTGCCATCGATCGCGATCCAGGCGATGCTGCTGATGATCGGCCACTGGTATGCCAACCGCGAAGAAGTGGTGGCCGGAACGATAGCCACCGCGGTGCCCAACACAGCGAACGATCTGGCGGCAATGTTCGCCGCGGGGGATTACCGCTGATGCCTATCCGCGCCGGCCAGCTCCGCCACAGGATCACGATCGAGACGAACGAACCGACCACCACGGACGGATCGAACGAACCGGTGGCGGACTGGAATGCCACCCACGCTGGCGTGCCGGCGCTGGTGACCGAAGTCCAAGGTGTGGAAGCGTGGCGGGGAATGAAGATCGAGGCGATCACCACCCATATCGTCCTACTCCACTGGATCGCGGCGATCACGGCCGAGATGCGGATCAGCTATGGAACGCGGACGCTAAACATCACCCGCGTGATCGATCGAGAAGGCCGCCGCCGCGAGCTGGTCCTGATGTGCAAGGAGGCGATGTGATGGCCACCGTCAAGGGCGATCGGGAACTGAAGCGCAACCTGAAGCGCCTGGCCGATAAAGTCCAGAAAAAACTATTACGCCAGGCGGTCCAGGCCGGATCGAAGCCGGTGGTAAAGGCCGCGCGAAACGCGGCGCCGGTGGAGTCCGGCACCCTGAAGAAGTCCATCGGGGTGAGGATGAAAGTTTACAAGCGCCAGGCCACCGTGGTGGCGATCGTCGGGCCACGGACCGGATTCGGATTCACCGATGACGAAGGAACGCGCCGCGATCCGGCCAGGTACGGCCACCTGGTGGAAGGCGGCACCGTCTACCAAGGGCCACAGGCCTTCCTACGTCCGGCGATACATAACAACAAAGCCGCGGCCAACGCGGCGGTGAGGACGAAGCTGGCCGCGGGGATCAAGAAGGCGGCCGCGCTAAAAACATGATCGACGAACTTATCATCGCGCGATTATTGGCGGACGTGGATGTGGCCGCGCTGGTGGGAACACGGATCCGCGTGGATCGACTCGGCCAGGACACCACTTTTCCGGCCATCCGCGTGACGGAGATCACCGGCGATCATCCAACCAACCAAGCGGGCGCCAGTGGCCTACGCGATGCGCTGGTCCAGGTCGATATTTACGCCACCACGCCAGACGGGCGCCGCGATCTATATCTCCACGTCCGCGATTCGCTACGCGGCCTGGCCGCGGCCTACGCGGATCACGCGGACTTGTCGATCCGATCCGCATCGATCACCAGCGATTCCAAGACATACGAGAAAGATAGCGACGGAAGTGATGAGGGCCTGTTCCGCCAGCAAACCGACTGGCGGATCTGGCACACCGAACAAGCTGCCCCCTAACGAAGAACGGAGAAATATATCATGGCCGATGTTGGAACTGGAGTAACGATTTTATTTGCGACCAGCGCCTATGCGGGCGTGGTCCTGGGGATCTCGGCCGGCGATGCCGAACGGCCGGTGATCGACACGACCCACGCCGGGACCACCGTATCACGCACCAAGATGCCTGGCGATCTGCTGGACGAAGGCGAGATCACGGTGGATATCGAATTCGACCCCGACACGCCGCCGCCGATGACGTCCGCCGCGGAGACTGTGACGATAACTTTCCCGGTTCCGGCGGGCCTGACCAACGGCGCCACGGCGGTGGGATCTGGATTCATTAGCA